GTTATTCAGCAGCTTATTAATCCCGAAGCCGCCATAGTATTAGGTGGTACGTGGCGGGTACCGGTAATGGAGCATCTTCTTTCTAAAAACTTTGTTAATGAATTAAAAGATGCTGGTACTTATAATGAAGATTCATTTGCAAGAGAATATGAAAGTCATTGGGTTGGTGATTCTGAAAATGCTTTCTTTTCTTCTGATAGTTTTGATAAAAATAGAATATTACTTCAACCTGAATATGAATTTTCAGGTAGGACTTCAAAATCTGGTTACTATGTACTTTCTGTCGATGTAGGTAGAAAAGGTTGTACTTCTGAAGTCTGTGTTTGGAAAGTAACTCCGCAAGTACAAGGAGCTAGTATTAAGTCTCTTGTAATGTTATACTCATACGATGAAGAACATTTTGGAATACAGGCAGCAAAACTTAAGGCTCTTTATTATAAATATAAAGCTAGAAAACTTATTATAGATGCTAATGGTCTTGGTATTGGCTTAGTTGACTTTATGGTTATACCTAGCACAGACCCTGATACTGGCGATATCTATCCACCTTTTGGCGTAGATAATGATGAAGAAGGTTTCTATAAAAAGTTTAAAACTCCAGATATGGAACAGAATGCTATGTGGCTTATTAAAGCTAATGCGCCAATAAATACTGAAGCACATACAAATGCTCAGACTCAATTGTCTAGTGGTAAAGTTAAAATGTTGGTAGACCAAAATACTGCAAAAGCTAAATTATTAGCAACTAAGCGTGGACAAGAAATGACAGTTGAAGAAAGAAATAAATATTTAATGCCTTATACTATGACTTCTATTTTAAAAGAACAAATGGGCAATTTAATAGAAGAAAATGAAGGTATTAATATTATATTAAAACAAAAGAATAAAAGTGTTTCAAAAGATAGATTTTCTGCTTTTGAATATGGATTGTATTATATAAAGTTAGAAGAAGATAGTAAGAAACGTAGACATGGAAACCGCTTGAAAGATATGATGTTTTACAATTAAAAAAGTTGGACAGAAATTGTTAAAATGTTATTGTAAAGAATTATATTAAATAAGTGGTTATAAAGGAGATTTTGATGAAAGCTTCTAGAGGAGAAATCACTATACATGAAATTTTAGAACGTAATGGTATTAATTTTAAAGAAGAATATAGTTTTAAAGACTTAGTTTCTAACACTGGTACTCCATTAAGATTTGACTTTGCGATATTTGATGATGATGGAGATTTAGATTTCTTAATTGAATATCAAGGTATTCAACATTATTTACCTAAAGAAAAATTTGGTGGAATGGCGGGATTGGTTAAGCAGCAATATAACGATATGCAAAAAAGAGTATATTGTCAAAAACATGGTATAAAATTAGTAATTATACCTTATACTGATGAAGGTAGACTAAGCTTTGACTATATTATGCGAGCAGCAGGCTATTAAATAGAAAAGAGGGTATATAAATGCGTTTAAATAATATTATAACTCAAATACCTTCACCTCAACAATCTAAAAGACAATACAGAGATTTAAAAATTAGTAATATCAGTACAGTAACCGATGCTACAATTCCTAATGGTACATTAAGTAAAGCTAATAAAAGGCTTACTGAAAAAGAGGCAATTATAAAGGCTTTACAAAGTTATGATTATGAATTTATTAGAGAGGTTTCTAACTATTTCTTTATGGCAAGCGGTATATATGCTAGATTATGTAAATATATGGCATATATGTATAGATATGATTGGTTTTTAACTCCATATTTTCCTAAGCATAAGAATCCTAAAGCTATAGAGATGATGGCTGGTAATCGAGAACTTTCAGCAGAAGAACAAAAATCTGTTGAAGTATTTTATCAAGCTCTTGACTATTTAGACAGATTTGAGGTAAAGAAGAAGTTACAAGCTATAGCTCTACAGATTGTAAAAAATGGAGTATATTATGGATACTTAGTAGATGGAAAAGATAGAATGATGATACAGGATTTACCTATAAAATATTGTCGTTCTAGGTGGAATCATTTAGGTAAACCTACTGTAGAGTTTAATTTAGTTTATTTTGATACTGAATTTAAGTCTGATAAGGCTAGAAAAGAAGTTTTAGATTTATTTCCAGATGAATTTAAAAAGGCTTATAAGAAATATAAAAAAGATAAAATAGAACAAATTTTTGATGAAGGGGCTGAATATTGGGTATTATTAGACCAAACGAGAGCTTTTAAATTAAATGCGGGCGGCAGTGAGTGCGGCGGCTCTGGAGACATGCCTATCATGGCGTCGGTCATCCCCGCCTTAATTGATTTAGATGAAGCTCAAGGATTAGCAAAGCAAAAACTTCAACAAGAGTTAATTAAACTTGTTATTCAGAAGTTGCCTCTTGATAAAAATGATGAGATGGTTTTTGACCCTGATGAATGTAAAGATATTCATACAAATGCAGTTAAAATGGTTGCTAATGCAATTGGTGTTAATGTATTAACAACATTTGCTGAAGTTAATGTTGAAAGCCTTACAGAAAGTTCTCAATCAAGTGTAACCGATACAGTATTAAATTCAGCTAAAAATAATGTATTTGATGAATCTGGTGTATCACAAATGCAGTTTAACTCTGAAAATTCTGTATCTCTTGAAAAATCAATATTAAATGATGAAGCTTCTCTTTATAATATGATTTTACAGATGGAAAGAATGTTAAATGATATTATGGATTTAAAATTTAATTCTAAAAAGAATTGGTTTAAAGTTCAAATTCTTACCACTACAATTTATAATTATAAAGAAATGAGCAAGATGTATAAAGAGCAAACTCAGCTTGGTTTCTCTAAGATGTTACCTCAAGTTGCTCTTGGACAATCACAAAGCTCTATATTAGCAAATGCAAGATTTGAAAATGAAATGTTGCAACTTTGGGATTTATTCATTCCTCCGTTAATGAGTTCTACAATGTCAGGTGACTTCTTGAACAATAGAACAATGGGAACAGGAAGCGGCGGCAGTAAGTCCGTAGGTGGCGGTGGAACTGCTTCAGGAGGCGGCACAAAAGACCCATCCGCAGAACAAGGAGAAGCTGGTAGACCTACAAATGAATCACAAGGTAAACCAACTACTGAGAAGACAGCTGCTAATAAGGAAGCAATGTAAGCAAAAATTTTTAAAAAACTTGGACAGCCCTTATAAAAAAGGGTTGTCCAAGAATGATAAATATATGAATAGTAAAAAAGGAGAATTAATATGCCTACAAGTTATCAAGTAATTAGTGCTCCTGAGTTTATTAATCTAGAGCCTTTAGAGGTTTCTCCATTTATTTCTTCTGTAGATATTAAAGTATTTTATCTTGGGAAGAATGATAATGGTTCTTCTATTGATAAAGAAACTGCTTTAAAAATGGCTAAAACACTTAGAGGTAATCCTATTGTCGGTTGGTATTCTAAGGATAAAAAAGACTTTGTAGACCACGGAGAAGAGTTGATTATTAATGGAGAAGGTTTCCAGTTTAATTGCTTAACTCAGCCATATGGTTTTGTTGCTCCAGATGCAAAAGTTTGGTTTCAACATTTTATGGAAGTTGATAGGAATACTAATAAAGAAGTAGATAGAGAATATCTTATGTGTAATGGTTATTTGTGGACCGGACAATTTGAAGAAGCTGCACAAGCTTATAAAGAAGGAAAAGGTCAATCTATGGAATTAGACAATGAAACCTTACAAGGTGAATGGCAATTCGATAGTGAAAGTGGTTATGAATTTTTTATCATAAACGATGCAAATATTACTAAATTATGTATGTTGGGTGATGATGTTGAGCCTTGCTTTGAAGGCGCTACAGTAAGCGCTTCATTTTCTTTATCTGACAATTGGGAAGACAAAATGCACAACATGGTTAATGAATTAAAATTTGCATTGGAAGGAGGAAAAAGTAAAATGCCAGGACAAGAAAATTTGGACGAGAATGTTCAAAATGAATCCGCTACTTTTGATAATAATCAAGAGAATGAAACTATCCCTTCTTCAGTTGAAAATGAAACACCCGATGTAAATTTTGATGATGGCGGCGACGGTGGCGATGGTGCTGCTGAAGGTGCTGATTCTACTGAGGGGGCCGAAAACGCAGGCAATTCTGCAAGCGATGGAGGTAATGATGACCAACAAGATACAAATGGTGACAATGAAGGTTCTGATGATGAGGGTGAAGAAGATGAACCTACACCTGAGGAAGAAGAAGAACTTAGAGATGGAACTATGAACGGTGCAAAGAAAGTATATACTCAAGAAGAGTATGATGCTTTAAATACACAGCTTGTTGAGCTTCAAGAAAAGTATTCAGCATTAGAAAGTAATTACAATGCATTAGCTGCTGAAGCTGAAGCATTAAAAGCTTTTAAATTAGATACAGAAAGAGTAGCTAAAAATGAAAAAATTGCTGAATTTACTAAATTAACTGATGAAGATAAAAAAGATGTTCTTGACAATATTGATTCTTATTCATTAGAAGAAATTGAGTCTAAGTTAGTTATGATTGCTTATAGAAAGAAAATTAACTTAGTAGATAACTCTAATGAGGAAGATAAACAAACAAATACTACTTTTAATATCCACCAAGAAACATATATTCCGGATTGGGTAAAAGCAGTAAAGAGAACACAAGAAGAAATGATATAATACCATAGGAGGAAAATTCAGATGGCTACATTAAAAAGAATTGGTTTTGGTCAAGTTGAACCTAACCATCTTTCAGCACCTAGAAATGGTCATGTGTATGCACAGCTCCCTATGTCTACAGCTGTAAACATTCTTGAGAACGGACAGTTTGTAAAGTATGATTACGCTAACGGAGAGTGCAATTTCACTGGTTTCGGTCCTTGGATGCTGGTATATAACGAGGAAAAACTTTACGATGAAAGAAAGCAGATGCACAGAGATTGGGCTATGAAGAAAAAGGATTATAATGATGGTGTTATGACACCTAGAGTATTCTTACTTGAGCCTGGTGACATCTACACAACAAACTGCTTCGAAGCTAATACAGATGATGAAGCAGAAACAACTGGTGTATCAGTATCTGTTGGTGATTACTTTACACCTGGTGCAAATGGTTATCTTGTAGCTGGTACTACAGCTTCAGCTAGTCCACTTCTTAGAGTGGTTAAATACTACACAATGCCTGATGGTCAAGATGGCGTTAAACTTCAGGTAGTTAAATAATATAGGAGGATACGATAATGGCTTTAAATAGAGAAAACTTATTTGCTTTAGCTGTACAAGTAGCCAAAGGTAATCCTTCTACTTCTTTCAGCTATGGCGAGGAAAAACTTACATATGCAGCCGCAGAGGAAACACTTAGAAATGAACTCCGCGAGCTTACAAAAGATTATGCAACTTACAGAGAGAATAAGAACACTATCTTTGCTCTTGTAGAGAAAGTTCTTACTGAAACTCTTCCTGTTGATGTAAAAGCTCAGTATGGAATGTTCGCTGAGATTTCTACAATTGGACAGGGTGACAAGGCAGTATTCGTTGAGAGAATTACTGAAGATGCTAAGAGACGTGCTAAGAAAAACTTTGTTACAAAAGTTGGTCTTGCTGGACGTTACGAAGTATTCATGCTTGATGGAAGAACAGTTACTGTTCAGACAACTGCTTACGGTGGTGCTGCAAGAATTGGTCTTGAAGAGTTCCTTGATGGCAGATTTACTTTTGATGAGTTCATCAGTCTTATCCGTGAAGGAATGTCAGATGCAGTTTATACAGAAATCATCAAAGCTCTTGATTCTATCGTAGCTGGTATCCGTACAAAGAATATCTGCTTCGAATCTGAAACAGCTTTCGTAGAAGCTTCTATGGATGAACTTCTTGCAAAGGCTGATTCTATGGGTGGAAAAGCTACTATCTTCTGTACTTACAAGTTCGCTGCTACTATGGTTCCTCAGACTGGTTGGGTTTCTAACGAGATGAAGAATACTAAGTGGGCTCAGGGATATCTTGGAAGCTACAAAGGACATAATGTAGTTGTTCTTAGTCAGTCTTATACTGATGAAAAATTCACTGCAACTGTTCTTAATGACCAGATTGCTTATATCATTCCTAGTGGTGCTGAAAAGCCTATTAAGATTGTATTTGAAGGTCAGACACAGGTTAGAGAAGTTGAAGATAACGATGATTGGTCAAGAGACTTCCAGACATATCAGAAATTTGGTGTGGCTATTGTTGGTCTTAACGCTGGTTTCGGTATTTACGAAAATACTAGTCTGTAATTTAAAGAAAGTACGTGGCGGCGGTCGTGAGGCTGCCGCCGCTATTTTTAAAGGAGAAAAAGGAATTAAAAGGAGAAATAATTATGTCAGATTATGTTTTAGTAAAAAATAGAGCTAGCCATAATGTTGGCTATTCACTTCAAGATAAAGGTATTCATAGACATTTTACTGCAGGAGAAGTTAAGAAACTTCCATTAGACGAAATTAAAGCTTTAGCTTGGAGTACAGGTGGTTTAAGAACCTTAAAGAAATATTTAATTATTACTGATGCAAAAGCAAGAGAAGAAATTTTTGGTACAGCTGAATGTGAACCAGAAGATTTATATACTAAAGAAGATATTAAGAATTTAGTATTAAAAGGAACAGTTGATGAATTAGATGACTGTCTTACTTTTGGTGGAGAAGCTGTTAGAGATTTAGTTGTTGAAGTTGCTTTTGAAAATGAGGTAGCTGATATTCGTAAACGTGATTTAATTTTAAATAAAACAGGTTACGATATCACTACTATGATTAAGAATGAAAAAGAAAGTCAAGAAGATGGTAAGATTGCAATAGATGATAAACCTCAGAGAAAAGCAGCTAAACCGGCGGTTCCTGAAAGAAAAGCAAGTACTGATAAACCATCTTGGAACAGTTAATATATAAAAGGAGGAATGATAATGGCTGATATAACACCAACGCCTTTCTCCGATGTTTATAATTTGTTTCTATCTAAGTGCACTGATGATATGTATTTAGAATTAACTGAAGAAGATACGGAAAAAATGTTAAAGAAGCTATTGATTAGTGCAATTCATTGGTTTGAATTTCCAAGACAAGATTTAACTAATTATGATATAGATTCTGAAACTTTTAATATAGAACTAACAAGAGAAGAAGCTAATATAATTGCTACCTATATGGTAATGGAATGGCTTGGTCAACAATTAGCGCATATAGACCTTGTTAGAGAATTATATAGCGGCAGTGACTTTAAATTTACTTCCCAAGCTAACCATATAGAGAAGCTTAGGATTTTAAGAGAGCAATATAAGCAAGAAGGATTTCATTTACAAAGACTTTATAAAAGAAGAAAATTTATAAAGTCTGAAGGCAAATATTATTCTACTATGCCTTTATTAGCTGAATATGACACTGATAATCCGCCTGATTACGATGATTTGTATAAAAAACTTAGAGAAGAATAATTCTCTAAATATTGTTATTACAGACCAAGCTAAAAATAATTTTGAACGTCTACGTAATCAAATCTTTAAATTGCTGCCTAATAGAGAAGAGGGTATTGACTGGGTTAGACCTTTAGATACTATTGTGGTAGAAGTTTGTGGAATGTATAAAATATTTACACAAGAGCAAGATTTGATATTTTCATTACTTTGCAAGTTAGAAGGATTATATGAGTTAACTGATTATGATAGTTTTGGATTATTTAGAAGAACTATTTTTGAATGTCTTAATCTTCTAACTGAATTGGAGAAAAGATGTTAGATATAGACGAATTAAATGCACGAATAAATTATCGCGGCGGGCAGCGGCAGGAAAGCCGCATGCAACAAGGAAAAGAAAGGGCACTGAAAAGGTCTTTGATTTATTCTTATCAAGCTTGTACTATACAGCTTGCTGACGGTAGAGAATTTCGTGCATTAATTAACCCAGTAAAGAATTCAGAGGATAAAGATTTAAAACAGCTTTCTATTCCATATAAAGATATTTGCTTAAATGAGCCGAGAGTTGGAAAGAGGTCTGAAGGCGAGCAGGTAATAGGACTTAAACCTGGCGATGTATTTGTATGGAAAGAGACAAATACTCATTGGCTTATATACCTTGAGCATATTGAAGAAGATGCTTATTTCAGAGCTTACATTATTAGATGTGACCAGTGGATTATGGTTGATAATACTAAATATTGGGTACATGTACGTTCTTCAGTAGAAACTTCATTAGATTGGAATATCCAACATAATATTATTAGAAATAATCCTAATTATCATCTTATTATGTATTTAACAAGAAATAAGCAAACAGATGATTATTTCCATAGATTTACTAAGATTAAAGTAGGACAAGTTGAAAATACTTGGGAAGGCGGAGAACATTTTAAGAATTGGGAAGTTGTTGGTAGAAATCCTTATAAGGGCGACGGGGTAATGGAGCTTTATCTAAAAGAAGATTGGAGCAACACTATATTGGAAGAGGAAGAGGCAGCTAAGGCGGAAGTAGCCGCTAATGAGGAGCCTCAGAACCCAGACCCCGCATTACCTTATATAGATGGACCTGATGAAGTTGAAGTTTATTCTGTCTTTACTCTTGAACTAAAGAATGTTGATGATTTTACTCAAACATGGAGTATTGATAATACTAAGAAAGCTATGTTTGTGGCTTCTAGAACTACTCAAACTACTGTTGATGTAAAAGTTTTAACAGGTAAGTCTGGTACATTTACAGTTAGTTATGGAGATTTAAGTAAAGAGATTAAAGTGAAATCTCTGTGAGATAAAGGAGACAAAAGACAATGAGAAGAGATGCAATATGTAAATGTAAATCTTCTTTTCTCTCTTGTGAAAAGGATATTGAAAAAATATTAAAAAAATTGTTCGTGGAAAGTCACCCATATAGTGAAGACTTAAAGCGACTTTTAATTATAAACACAAAAGATTGCTTGGATAATAAAACAAGTGAAGTGTATAATAAATATTTAAGAGAAGCAACTCTACCCTATCTAGTTGAGCACGGTTTTATTAAAATTGTACCTAAGATGTTGCTTCCAGAGCATGAAGAAATTAAATCTTATATTATCATTTCATTTGATAATTTTACTCCAAGTGGTAATCCTCAGTTTAGAGATTGTGTAGTACATTTTGACATTATTTGTCATACTGATTATTGGGATTTAGGTGATTATAGATTAAGACCTTTTAAAATTGCTGGAATTATAGATGGTTTACTTGATAAAAGTAGATTATCTGGTATTGGTACTTTTCAGTTTCTTGGAGCTAATGAGTTAATTCTTAATGAAGAATTTTCTGGCTATTCTCTTATGTTCTCTGCAGTTCATGGTAGTGATGATTGGATTGAGGACAAAGAAGATGAAGAAGAATGATAGATAGAACTGTATTACAAACCGGTGCTGAAATACCATTCCCGCAAGGTAGATTAATTATTCATCCTCCTAATTTATATGAAATAGGTTTAATTGGCGGGGAAGCTGCTCTGTGGGGAGCATGCGATGTATTAACCGCTAATAAAAATTCTTTAGTCGATATGGACAAAAGTGTTTTAGACCAAATATCTAACTTTGATATTATAATGTCAATAATGTTAGATAAAGATAGCAAGGTTAAAGAGCAGACTATAAACGTAATGAAATTATTTTCACTATTGTTTCCAAGTTATGTCTGTTCTTTACAAAAGCAAAAAATAGTCTTTACCAAGGGAGAGCAAGAAGGTTATTTAAATGCAACAAATATAGATTTGTTTCAGCAGATAATAAAACAATTATTCGTATTGAATAAAACCAAAGGTGAAGATTATAACCCCGTTAATAAGAAGGCGGCGGAGCTTGCTGCGAAGATGCAAAAGGCACGAAATAAAGCAGCCGCTTCAAAGGCCGCTGCGCAACAGAGTATTATAGATAGATATATTTCTATCTTAGCTGTTGGTGAAAGAAAAAATCAAACTGATATATGTAAATTAACAGTATATCAATTATTTGATGAGTTTGAAAGATTTCAACTAAATACTAGCTATGAAGCAAATATTCGTGCTAGGCTTGCTGGTGCAACTGATTTAGAAGACCCGGCAGACTGGATGAAAGACTTACAAACAAAAGAAGTTTCTAATACAAAAAATGTATTTAGTTAAGTTAAGGAGGAATAAAAAATGGCTAATATTCAAGCACAGAGATTCGGTGTTCGTGAAATCTGTAACGTAGTATTTAAAGCTAAAGCTCCTATGAAGATTGGTAATACTACTTTCCAGAAAGGACAGCCTGTTCTTTATATGGATACAGCTAAAACTTCCACACTTGAAGGTGCAGCTACTACAGTATATGCTACTGGTGGTAGAGGTAATACTAGACTTATTGCTTGGGAAGGTGAGAAAACTCTTACATTCACTGTTGAGGATGCATTACTTTCTCCTATTTCATTTGCAATGCTTTCTGGTGCTGGACTTCTTGGTGGAGAAAGCGTAGAGAATTTAGTACACGTTCATACAACTTCTTATGCAGTAGTTGAAAAAGATGCTGATGGCGCTTCTATTGACCTTAGTGATGCTCTTGCAACTAATGAATTTATTTGTCCTGATGCACCTGTTTTCATTATGAAGAGTGCAGCTGATGGTGCTATTTATGGCGCTGTTCTTGAAGCAGAAACTCTTACTGGCGCAACTAAAATTCTTACTCTTACTGATGCAGCTGCAGCACAAGTAGATAATGGCGATACTGTATTCGTTGATTACTATGTTGTAAAAACAGAGAAACAAGTTACTGAACTTCAGATTGATATGGAGCACTTTGGTGGATACTTCTATGTTGAAGCTGATACTCTTTATAGATTCCAGGAAGATGGTCAGGATTATCCTGCTATTATCACTCTTCCCAATGTAAAGATTCAGTCTAACTTTACATTCTCTATGGCAGCTACTGGTGACCCTTCTACCTTCACATTTACAATGGATGCATTCCCTGGCTATACATACTTCAACAAGACTCGTAAAGTTCTTTGCGTAATTCAGGTTGTTGATGCAGCTGGTGAGACAGCAGATATTCAGTCTGTAATGCGTCATGGCAATGGTGTAAAGATTACATCTGAAGATGATTCTGTAGGTATGAAAGATTCACTTCCTAAGGATTTTGTAGATAATTCCGATATGGCTTCTACAACAGCTCCTTATGTAAAGGCAGCTAATAGCAAGGATGATACACAGTAAAAATTGAATATGGAATAAAAAATGTGGCGGAGGCGGCGTTGCTGCTTCCGCCATTTTTTGCGTTTAAGGAGGTAAAAGGACGTGAGTGCTATTGGTGACTATGTGTATTTTACTTGGGCAGATTATAAGGATGGAGTACGTCCTCCTAAGATATATAATAATGCAAGTAGATTACAAGATGCTAAAGCAGTGTTTAATAAGAAAAAACAAAAAATTTTATCATATATAAAAACAAAACAAGATTTTAGAAGTGCAGAAACTAGAGAACACTACTTAAATCTTACTTCCCAAATATTAGAAGGCAAAACAGATGATTTTGATATTGATGACCAAAAGTTTGCAGATGATTTTAAAAAAATTTTTGAAGATAATATGAAACAAGCTGGTTTTAGTACCGCTACCTATAATTATATTGGAAAAGACGATGATGGCTTTTCTGGTTTTTATCAGCAAAATGCTCAATTACAAAAACAATTTACTGATATAATAAAAGATGACCGTAAGACTGGATTACAATGGAAAAAACAATTAAAAGAATTGCAAAAAATATTAAAAACAGGAATAGGTGCAACATATGTAAAAGGAGCTATGGGTATAGGAGATGCAGATTTTAACAAATATCAGCAACAATTAAATAGTATAATTTTTTTATTAGATAAATTAAAAGATATTGCAGTGGCAAATGAAGATGAAATTAGAGAAATTATTCAATCTAGTGAAATTAAATCTAGAAGTGGAGCAAAGGTAAATGAAGCTCAAATGCAATCATTAATAAAATGGTTGAAAGAAGCTTCAAAACCTGGAAATAAAGTTATGTTTCAATATGGCTCATCTAATGGAATTAATTATGACGACAATATTTTAACAGGATTAAGATATTTAGGGCACGTCTTTTTTCATCCTAGTAAATATGCTAAAGCAAAAATTACAGAAATTATTAATGCCTCTGCTGAACAAACTGCTGCAGGTCTTGCTTTATTAGAATTTGATAATGCTATAATAAAAGAAGTAAATGCTAGCGGTACTAAAACTGGTATTAATATGATTAGAAAATCTGATTTAACTACAAAATTAGCTGATAAATTATATAAAGAAGGTAAAGTTTTAAATGAAGTAGAAATAGATGGTATTACCTGGATAAAAACTTCTCAATCTCAAAATAAAATGGATACTTCTATTATATATGAAGTATTTAATGATGATTTTGCCTCAACAGAATTAACTCTTGGTAACTCAGTAAAAAAGACTGAAAATGATAAAAGTTCTTTAGTTATTAAAGGATTAACAGGTGGTAATTTATATAATTTAATAGGTAATGATAATGATAATTTATTTTTAACTCATTATATTAATATTTTTGCGGTGAAATCAGACAGATGGAATTTAACTCCAGATGTTGGTAATGTTGCTTCAGATATTAAAAATGATGGAGATATTGCTATGCAGTTAATTTTTGCATATAGAGGTTTTACTGGTAATGGTATTCCTAAATTCAATGTTGAATTAGATTATAATGGAGATACTATATACAAGCCAGTTGGTGGTGCAACTATGTTAGATTTATATGATGCAACAACAAAAAAATGGACAGTAAGAACTATGAATTATATGTTACAAAGATTATGGGAAGAAGATAATCATACCTTAAAAAAATTATCTATTCATTTTTCTGGAGCAGGAGCTGATAATAATACTCTTTATCCTAGTAATTTTTTTCCTATTAATAAGCAGCCTTATATACCAGAAAATATGGCTGATATTGGAACTATTCGTAGAAGAATTAATGCTACTATAGACTATATTCATAATACAAATATTTCAATTGCTATTAATTCAGCAAGAAAATTAATGGGGATAAAAAAATAAATTTGACAAAGTAGAAAAACTTTGTTATAATATAAATATAAAGTGTTAAAAGGAGAGCAAAAGGAAATGAAATTATCAGAATTAAATTTAAAAAAAGGTTTACCTGAGATTAACATAGTAAAAGTTGATGGACAAGATATTGAGGTATATTCTGAAATATCTCCAATTGATGCACACGACATTG